TTCAAAATCTGGATTTGTTATTGATTCTAAGGTTTTAAAACTAGAACCGGGTTCATTAATTTCGTTATTTAATATATCGTCAGGAGTCTCTACTGTACTTATGGAAAAATTTGAATCTGGTGGCAATTCTTCTAATTGCTTTATGGGTTGCTTATTTAACTCATTGTAGAACATTGTTGAATCGCCAAATTGCTCATCCCCTAAATACTGTCTTAATTTTTCCGCCTGATTAGGATTTTTAACTTGTTCTGAAAAATCTTCTAGAGTTCCAAACTGAGTTGGATTAGAATCATTTTCTTGAAGATAATTAAATAATTTTTCTACTTGAGACATATTTGTTTTTATTTCCAAAAAGAACCGGGTTCATTTTTAACTTCTACTTTTTTGTCTTTCTTTTTTGATGGTTTATATACTCCTATACCTTCTTCATAAATAGGTTGTTTACCCGGATTGTTTTTTATCCAATCTTGTAAATTTTTTCTTACTGATAAAAAATAATTTAACTTAGGTCTATCTCTATTTTCATCCCATGTTGCTTTAAGTTCGTCTCCATAAATATTCCTTCTGCTTCGTTGTGTACTTCTTAACTCCCTAATTTCATCAGTCACTATAGCATTAATAGCATCGTAATTCTCACTTGTTTTCCCTTTTACAGGTTGGTTTGGAGCAATTTTATTAAATCCGGTATAACCAAAGCCTTTTGGTAAACCTAATTCAATATCTTCAAGGGTTTGTTTGTAATTTGAACCCATAAATTGACCCTGATAAGTTGTTCCATCTTTTGTAAACTCTTTAAAAACAGGACTTTTTTCAGGTTTTTCTTCCACCGGACCCTCATATACAGTTTCAACGCTACCATCTTGATATACGTTTACTAGGTTACCCCCTACGGCTCGTAATTGCGGTTTACTCGCCTTTTCGGCAGCTTTGTAGTACTTCTCTCGCTCATTTGATTTATGCGTTAAATAAGTACCTAAAAGGTCAGTAAGGACGTTTGCGTTAAATGTTTTTTCTCTATATGCCATTAGTACCTAGACCTTTCTACGTTTAATTGGTTTATTAAATTATCTAGTTGGTATAAATCTGTTTTTTCTTTTTGACCTAAATTAATTCTTTGCATGTCTTGAGTTATATTTGCCAGCTCCATATCTCTTTTTCTTTGGTCTTGAAATGATTCTTTTTTTCTTTTTCCATCTACATCTGTTATAGTTGCAAGATTAGTCTTAGCTATTTTTTTCTCAGATTCCCTTTCAAGATTGTATGAAGTATCTAAAAATCTGTCTAATTCAGTAAGGTTTTTTAATTCATTTTGCCTTTCAGTCATCGCACCTATTTCACCATAGTATTCTTGAATTTGAGGTCTTCTTTCCTCTATTGTTTTTATTAACCTATCAATTTCAGCCTTTGCTCTATCAGCTTGTTTTTTTCCTTTGGTTGGTCCAAACCAACCATATTGACCGCTAGCTGGATGCCAAGTACTTTCTTCTTTTCCAGTTATTCTATCCCAAAATCCCATAATAATTCTCCTTAATAATTTTTTAACCCAATAACCTAGACAGACCTTTAGCTCCTGCACCAACTATACCTAAAGGTTGTAAACCCGGAACAGTTTTAGAAAGTATTGAAGCAACATTGCCTGCTGTATTTAAATAATTCTTTGGTGTGAGAGCATCTGTAAACATACCTTCTTCTCCAAACGTAGATGATGCAAGTCCCAATGCGCTACCCGCTGTACCTAAGGCATCTAAGCCAGCAGAAGAAGCTGCGCTAGCAGAATCTGCTGCTGCACTAGCAGAATCAGTTGCTGTGCTAGCAGACTCAATAGCTGTGCTAGAATCAAGAACTGAAGTAGGCGTAACAAGCACTTCTTCTAACATTGGAACAGGTATTGTTCCCTGAGGAACTGACTCGATAGGCAGACTCATAGGAGCGTTTCTTAATTCTTGTAAAGAATTTATTGAACTTCTAGCAGTAGCATCTTTATAGTTTAAAGATGGAGAAACTCTTTCAGGGTTTGGCAATAAATTATCCATAGACATATTATTTCTTTTTATATTTAAACCCGGTGACTGAATTGCTGTTTCTTGAGTTAGTGGGTATTTATACATATTGCTAGATTTAGCTTTATCTACAGATGCTTGCATATCAGATAAGTTTTTCATTGGATTAGAAAATCCAAGAATTTCATTTAAAGTTACCCCCGGAGACTTTCCCGAAGCTATTGATTCAACTCCCTTTTTCATGTATTCAGCAGAAACTTTATCGTCAGCAAAAAACTCTTTTAGCGTTAAATCTGGATTTGCTCTTTTTGCTAATAAAAAATCTTTTCTTAATTTGTGAAAATTCATAGCCGTTTTACCGACACCTTGAATTGTGTTTAATGTATCTTTGTCTTTCGCTTCAGCTTCAGTTTGTTTTTGCCTTAATTCATTAATTAACTGCTGAACATCTGCTTGACTGCGACCAGCCCCATGTTCTAAACCTATAATTTCTTCTATTGTTGCCATAATTATGCCCTATCTAATACTTTTTTATATAATATTGAACCTTTTCGATAATACTCTACCAAACCTTCTGCGGTATCTCTAATTACAGGGACACCTTCAGTTAATTCCGATATAGCAGGCACTCCTTTTCTAATTTGCAAGCGCTCTTGCTTTTTGTGTAGTGCTATTCGCTCTTGTCTTGTCATACTCATTATTTAACTGTTTTAATTCTATAAATTATTGATATATCATTTATTAAAAGTCCATAAGTAGAACTAGACGGTGTCCCATTAAATTTGAGTCTAAATGAATAAACATTGTTTGCATCTGAAGTTGCTGGTTTTAATTCAGCGTGATGCCATTCAAGTGTATTTAAATCTTCAAGTGGGGTAGTGTCTTGAGAGCCTGTTGGCTTCCCAAAAGATAGTCCTTCAAAATAATAAGTAGTTCCAAATTTTCCATTAATATTATAACCTACTGTAATCGCAGAACCATATCCTTTATAAGAAATCCTTACTCTATATATTTTTTTTCTTACAGAAGGGTTTTCAAAATCTATATCAGAAGACCTATAGGTAAAATATTTTGTTCCATAAGAAGTATCCCATTTTTTTACAACCCCAGCACCTAAAGACCAAATTAAATCTCCGTTTCTATCTGTAATTAAATTTGTAGTTGGACCACCATTCCAAGGCATTATTGTATTTCTATGTTTTACCCAATTTTTATAAACAAAATTATACATATATGCATTACCATCGCCTTCGTCCTCCCTACCTTCACTACTTTGATGTATTATTAATTCTTTAGACAAAGGTAAATAACCAGTTTGCATATTATTTTTAACTGCCGAATCAGTAAACCAAAGAGAATCTGCAATTTTTTTTAATCCACCTTCCCCAATTAAATCTATAACATTTTTACCATCATAAAGAAAGCACCCATAATTATTAGCCCATGCAATTCCATAGTCAGTTTTACAAACAGCAGATTGCTTAGCAACACCTTTATATTCAAAACTGTCTTCTAAAAATTCTATTTCTTGAGATATATTAATTAAGTGCATTTTATTTTTTTTAAATTGCAATAATCTGTCTGCATAAGTTTCTAGAGCTGTTATTTCATCTCCGTCTTGAACTACTACTTCCATTTTTCTATTTAAAGGAAAAATATCAAACTTATTAGGCATAGATTTAAAAATTAAATCTCCATAATTTTTTGTAATTCCATATTTGTTTTTATATTGCACATTACCTATATAAGCAGTTCTGTTAGCAACTGCAACAACGGAATAACCCATTCCCTCTCCGGAAGATTTGTCTGCATTAGAAATATCTAGTAAATTATTTTCATCAGAAATAAATCCATTTCTACTTTCATAAGTTTCTAATTGAGGTGGGTCATAAATATATATATACCCACCATCTTTTCCATAAATTCTAAATCCATAATAATTATCAGATTTGCTATCATTTGCTTTCCATTTAATAAAATCTGTCTCTATTGATATTCTACCGCCTTTATTTAAGTCTATTTCATATAAATGATACCATGTTTTTGTTGCGTCTTTAGACTTTTTCCAATACAAGTTTGCTCCAGTAATTCTAGCAAGGTCATAAGAATCCCAGTATCCATTAGCAGCAATACTGTGCCATTTTAAAGAACTATTTTTATTAAAAGTATAATTACTAACTACTTTTGTAATTAAACTTTCTTGCTTGCCATCATAAACCCAAGACATCCCTAAATCATAATTTTCTCTTATAGTGTAACTTTCACCACTGCTCCAATTAGGGGTTCCCGATGTAGTTATTTCTGTATCACTAACAAAACTTGTTACTACTCCAGTATAGCTTGTTTTTTGTATAGTATTACCCACCATATTATTTGTAAATGGTTTTGTACTATCTTTTAAAGTTGTCCCTGATGAACTTGATGTTGAAGTTCCATTTGCACCGGTAGTATTCCAAGTCCCAGAATTTTCAACATCATTTACAAAAGCAACTTGAATAGCCCCATCAGATAAATTATGTGGAGTTGTTACTGTTTCTACTAAATCAAATTGGTCTGTGCTAGCATTTTCATATCTAGGAGAAATTAATTTACATTCTGTATTAACCCATCTATTAATTTCATGACCAACTTCTTGTATTGTAGATACTTGGACATCGCAAGTATTACTTGTACTGCCGGGGTCTGTAAACCGAATATAATCTCCAACTGAATAACCAGTCCCTCCATATTTTACAGAAGCTCCAGAAAGAGATGTAACAGCAATGCTTGGATTTCCAGAACCATCTGTTGATATTCTTACCTTAATATGCTCACCACTTCCATTTATTCCGCCAGCAGTACTACCAGTTGATGTTTGCTCTATATTATAATGAGATTGATTAGCTTCCCAAGCAGATGACGGAGTAGGCGTTGAATCAACAAAAGAATTTACCCCAAAATTACTAAATCTTATTTGATTTACATGTCCAATCCAATTACCACCATGAACTCCATCATCACTATATTTTTTAGCATCAGATATTCTAATATTTCCATCAACTTGCCAAAACACATATTTGGGGGTATTTCTATCTCCTTCAAGTATTCCCCCAAACCATTTATCAGTCGAATAGTGATAGGTGCTTATTGCATCAATTCCTAGGTTCCCTGTTCTAAGTAATAAATAATTTTCTCCAGTATTAGAAGGAATTGGATATAACTCTAAACTGTCTATAATCATTTCAGTTCCGGCTCCGGTATAATTAGAAACTACTAATCTAAATATCCCAGTTGACGCTGAACTGTGTGATGTAAACTCAATTAAATGAGTTCCTTTCATATCGTGAGTTGAGGAGCCATTAGAAAAAATAGTTTTATTTGTATTTGCAAAATAACCACTTCCTCCAGTCATTGATAAACTAGCAGAACCAGAAGTATGGCTATATGTACTAATATTTATTTTTAAAACATATTTATGACTATTAAGACCTACTTCTCTTCTATTTCCTGCTGTTTGCTCAATAGAACCACCGCTACCAGCACTTCTTTCATATGTAAAATTCGTTGCGTTTTTACTAATATCTCCACTTACTGCCCATTTGCTACCAGAATTTTGATTTGTTTTTCCGGCTGTTAAAATATCTCGATGAAAAAATGAAGTCATGTCATGTGAAAAATAAAATAAATTATGCCCATGACTATTTCCTTGAGAATCTACACCTACAGTATCTGCTGTCCCAGCGGCATGAGCTGTAGAATCAGAAGCTGGTCCTATAACTCCAAAATTTTTATTTATAAGAACATCAGATAAAGTATCTGCTTCATTTATGTCTATATCTCTAGAGTCAAAACCACTATTTAACCCTTTTTTTGCGCTAATTTCTAAAACTTGCTTAGGCACTTTCTTTACTCTCCATAAAAGGAGCTATCGCGTCTTGATATTTCTGTTCTAATTCTGCCCATTGAGCGCGATGTAAAGCAACTACTTCTGAATCTTCATCTTCGTTGTAAAATGTTATTTGTCTTTGTTTTAACCTTGCGCTAGCACCAAGAACTAAAGCGTGTTCTAGCTCATTTGGAAATTTTGCAACAGAACTATCTCCATGTTCAATAGTTGGTGTTTCTATTGTATAATATCTTGATGGATAACTTCCTGTGGGGGCTGGATATACATATAAGTCATTATCGTTCCATGTCCAATTTGGAGATTCTAATGTAGAAAAATAAATACTATCTGGATTTTGAATTTTACCACTAAATGAAGCATCCATAAAAATACATGAATGATATAAACTTTTTTCCCCAAGTCTTTCAACCATAATTATTCTACTTCCTTCTAGATTGCTAGCAACAGGGTTGGAAGTAATGTTAGATGATTTGGTTGCGTACTGCATAAGCATACTACCGCGAACTTTATTAATTATATCACTAGCAGTATCTTGTAAAGCATCTTGAATTGCTTGCTCATTTGCAGAACTATCATCAGAGCCTAAACTTGCCGTTGCTCCAATAATATCTTCTATTCTAACTTGAAAAGTAGCCATTAATCATCAGCTCCTGTTAAATTTCCTATCGAACCATTTCTAGTAGTAACAAATGACTGCATTGGATTTGGAACCATATGAGGCATTGGCTCTTTTGCTCGAGAAGTATCGATATATTCTTGTTCAATTTTTTTTGCTAATCCCATATGCCCGCTACCAACTTGAAGATTCCCTCCAAGATTTAAAAAATGACCTAAAGTTTCATGTATTACCGCAGGAATTAATTGCTCTGGTAAATCTACTTTACTACTACTATTTTCTTTTCTTAATGGTTTTGAGTAGTAATAAACTTTTAAAATACTCCCAGAATCGGGATTTTTTGTTAAATGTAATTCTTTATTATCTTTTTCATAAATACCTCCACCTGTATAAGCAGAATATCCACTAGAAGAATCAAGCGGAACTGTAAATCTATTATCATCAATAATAGTTATTGCAAATCTTTTTCCATTTAACCCGGAAACTTTAGTGTCAGTAACAAACTGACCCTCAACCTCACTAAAAACAACATAATCTCCATTAGAAAGCCCATGATTTGTTGTTGAAATTGTAGTTGGGTTATTTCTATCCATTCCCAGTATTGTTTTTGCAAAAGAATTATCTGTTTTTATATAATAACCTATTTTAGAAACATCATCGTCTTCTACATTAGATATAATTGCAGATTCATCTACAAAAGGAACATCTTTTTGGTCTAACTCAACTTTATATATTTGACCGGAATAATCTTGATTTGTAAAGTTGTAAGTTTTTCCATTTGTAGCAAATGATTCCATATTCTTTTTACGCATAGAACGCATAGCGATTTGTTCTACTGCATTATCAAAGTATATGCTTTTTAAATTGTCTGAAATTGGAATGTCAACTCCGCCAGAAATAATTCCCACATCTATAAGTTCATAAGCCTCTTGGTATCTCATTATTTTTTCCTTTTACGATTATATTTTTTTCTAACGCGAGACTTTTTTGATAGTGTTTTAACTAATCTTGAAGAGCCGTCAGAAAACTTTGTAGCTCCGGTTCCGTATGTTGTTTTACTCATAATTCTCTTTCTTATACTTGGGAGCGGTTGCCCGCCCCCAAGCGATTAGATTACTGATTAACCAAGCTTAAGAATTGCGTGTGTTTGCTCATTTCTAAGCTCAACACCTAATTCCATTAGCCATTCGTCAGTTTGACCATCACGACCATCTTTAACGATGTCTTTACGAAGTTGCATATCGCGACCAGCCAAAGGACGAATTGCGAAATTCGCCGGGTCAATCGCTATTGCATAATCTTCATAAGCACCCTTTAAGAAAGGATGAGCAACAAATTCAAGCTCACCAACAGGACCGATATACTTACGAACCCGTAAACCAGAAGATGTTTTTTCACCTGTATCGTAAAATCCAGTATCTTGCAATCTAGTTGCAGAAGCCAAATGCACAAGCCACTTATTAGAAGCAAATACAGTTTTCTTCATTGAACCAGATACCATGTCTGAGAATATATATTCACAAACACCATCAAGAAGGTTTAATGGATTTGTTCCATCGTAATCCCATCTTAGATTTGCATTGTCAGCACCATTTAGGGAAACAATAGAACCAGCAGAACCACCAACACCAATGCCTTGAAAAGTCCTTTTTGGATTTTCTGAGCTAGCATCTAAAGAGATTGCGCCATTTGTTAAAATAGCCCACTCAATATCTGCTTTGATTTTGGCTAGCTTTCTAGCTTGCAGGCGAGACATCTCTGAGCCACCATAATGCTTAGAAGCTTTAGCTGTACCAGTAATAGTGTAAGGCTCACGAAAAATCTGAGTACAATTTTTCAACCTACGAACTTTTTTGCTGGTTTCAGCACCAACTGCTGCACCTTCAGCGTAAACACCGGGTCCACCTTCTAACTTAAACTCTTTGTCATCAACAAATGCAGTTTCAGCTTGAAAAAGACCATTTGAACCTTTATAAACACCGCCGTCATACTGTCCAGCAGTTCCTACATGGGTAAATGTAGTAACATCACTTCCATTTACTCCAAAAAGGTCTGACGTATTAGCGCATTGCTCAACTTGATAAACAGTAGCATCAGTAGATTTAACATGGCAACCAATAAATTGAACCATTCTATCTGAAGCATTTGCACTATTTACACCTTTACCAATAGCTACTGCAATAACATGTGTTACGCCAGTTTGTATTGTTCCATGTGACTGAGAAACTGAATAAAGTCCACCGACTTCAAAAAGCTCCATATCGGCTTGCTTGTCAAATCTGACAATCGTATTATGTCCATTAATATCACCTGTAGTTGTATCACCAAGGTCAGCACTAGCTTCAATATCGCCATCTGTTGCTGTAACCATTGATTTTTTAACAGACTTTTTAATCATGTACTCGTCTTCCATCCACTCAAAAATAGGGACTGGAGTCATCATTGACTTCATTCCGAACAGAGAGAAAATGGGAGTAACATTTGGATTGTAATAGTGGATTTTCTCCCCAAGCTCTAAGACCTGTCTTTGAGACGCGTCTGTAAACTGTAGGGCAGTTCCAGTACCATAATTTGTAGCCATTTTGCTACCTCCTATTATGTTACAATAATGTTACAACCCGAATAAAAAAAGGGGGGCTATAACACTATGTATTAGTATTATTAAATTCCATAATCCCTTTCCAAAAATCGTCTAAAGCTTTTTCTT